CCACAGCAGTTGCAGCAACATCCGCTGGCATTATTTCCTATGTATCAACCGAAGCACCTGCCGCTTACCTAGCAACAGGTGAATTGCCAGCTGCATACATTGCTGGCACATCCCAGTGGTCATTGCTGATGGGTGCAACCGATACAACTGGTCGCCCAATCTACAACGCATACAACCCACAAAACAATGGTGGAGTTGCAGGACCACAGTCCCTACGCGGCAACGTGCTTGGACTTGATCTGTATGTAGATCCGAACGCAGTAGCAACAACAATCGATGAGTCGGCATTCATTGTCACCCCGTCATCCGTTGCTATCTACGAATCACCAATCCTGCGTATGTCCACCAACGTGGTCACATCAGGTGAAATCGAAACAATGCTATACGGCTACCTAGCCGTTGGCGTTTTGGTTGCCGGTGGAGTACGTCGCTTTAACCTGACCTAAGTCAGCGTTAGTTAGAAGTGTGGGGGATGCGGCCCTGTGTCCCCCACACACTTACAAGAATTGGATTAAGACATGGCACTAATTACACTAAGCGAGTTAAAAGCCGTACTTGGTATTGGTGACATTTACGCAGATGCAATTGTGCAAGAAGTAGCCGATGCAGCTGAAAACATAGTCCTATCTTTACTTACTAAAAACCAATGGGCCGTAGTTGCTCATCAGCGTACAAACTTAGTAAACACAATTACGACAGATCGCCCGCATGATGTTTATGTCGGCCAGTCAGTAGTAATTGCTAACAGTGGCGCAAACTTTGATGGAACTAAAACAATCACAAAAGTTACCGAATACACAATGTCATTTACTGGCACTGGATCGGACTACCCAAAGCATGGTGTCGTGCCTTACGGATCAGTAAGCGCCACACAATACATTGATTACTCAACCGTTGATGAGGTACGTCAAGCAGCGCTTGCAATTGCAGCCGACATTTGGATCACACGCACTGGCACACTTGGCCAGCAAGGTGTGGACTTTCAAAGCCCAGCACCATACCGTTTAGGTCGTTCCCTATTTACCCGAGTATCTGGATTACTTGGCAAGTGGATGGACACTAGAGGAATGGTTGGCTAATGGCTGACCTAGCAACATACCGTGATGCACTCGCCGCAACTCTTGCAGCTGCCGGGCGAGTAGTTTACGCATACCCAAATGAAAACATCACCCCGCCAGCAATTGTGCTTGTGCCGGGATCGCCTTATATAACCGTTAGTGCCATTGGTGGCGCTCGTTGTAATGTGCGCTTTGACATCACAGTAATTGTTAATGCAGCTGACAACCGAGCTGCCTTAGCCAACTTGGAAACTTTAATCTTTTCAGTAACTGATCTACTAGCCAATAACATTTCGTTATTAGGTGGATGGTCACAACCCACAGTCCAGCAGATCGGAAACGCCGACATGCTTATCAGCCAACTCAACATCGAGATGGTCACAACCAACTAGAAAGGCAAGTCATGCCAGCAACATACATAACTGGTCGGAATCTGACTTTGAGCATCAACTCGGTGTCATACGCAGATCAGGCATCAACCGTCACACTTGAGCGCGAAAACAACCAGCAGGTTCTAGAAGTCTTATCTGGTCGGGCTTACAAGACCGTAGACAAGACCGCCACACTAAACGTGGAACTATACCTTGACGATTCAGCATCAGCTGGAATCATCTCGGCACTATGGGATGCAGCCAACAGCGCACCTGATACATCACTAGCGTTTAGCTTTGATGTAAACGGTGACACATTTACTGGCAACGTATTCCCGGTATTCCCAACCGTTGGTGGCGCGGCTACTGACGTACTAACTACCTCGCTATCTTTTGTAGTCGAGGATGGAACAGTTACAAGAGCGTAATAGAGAGAACAGGGCAACCCTTATGAAGTACGAAATCACTACACAACAGGGCAACAAGTACGAAGTGCATGACGATAATGCATGGCTATGGATAGAGATCGAAAGAGAACTCGGTTACACAGTCAGGCAGGTTGCGCAAAAGATAGACGATGGCTCGCTGGATGTGATCACCTGTATGTTGTTTAAGGCTGCAAAGTCCCAAGGCAAAACACAGATGCCAAATCAGCAGGCTTGGGTTACAAATGAGTTTGATGGTTGGGACGTGATCGAGGAAAACCCAAAAGAGAACTCGCAGACGGACTCGTCAGAATAGCGGTAAGCACCGGGATTCCCTTGTCTGATCTGTACCAATGGTCACTCGCTGACATAAATACGGCTTTACAGCTGATAGCAGAAAGGAATGGACATGGCTGAAAGAGTAACAGTTAAGATCCAACCTGACTCTAGTGATCTCCGAAACCTTTACAAAGCATTTCGCCAGATGGATGAGGGATCTAAAAACGCTCTAAAAGATGAAGTGACATCAATAAGCGCATGGTCAGCAACCGAACTGCAATCTAGTTACACAATGAATCCAAAACCAAAACAGGCTCAAAAGGTTGCAGCTACAATCCGAGCCAATAAAGATCGAATTCCAAATGTGACCATCGGTGGTAACAAACAGAGATTTAGCGGCGGCGCAGTATCTGGTCAAGTATTGTTTGGCTCGGAGTTTGGCGGGCCAGCCCCGTTTGCTAACGGTGGCCGCCGATTCCCAGATCGATCTGATCCACAAGGTCGTGGAAACATTGGTTATGGCATTTTTAAGAAACTGAAAGAAATACAACCACGACTAACCAGAGAATGGAAAGACGCAATTGAGCGTCATGTCATAAAGAAATGGGATCAAAATGGCTGACGTTAGAACGCTCAAACTTAATCTACTAGCAGATGTAGATCAATTTAGTCGAAGCCTTGACAGGGCAGACAATCAAACAAAAGGTTTTGCTGGCAATCTTAAAAAGTATGGCAAGATTGCGGCTGGCGCTTTTGCAACCGCAGCTGTGGCCGCTGGAACTTACGCAGTCAAACTTGGTGTTGATAGTGTAGAAGCAGCAATCGAGGATGAACAAAGTCAAAAAACTCTAGCAAAAACATTAAAAAACACCACCAAAGCAACAGACACACAAGTCAAAAGTGTCGAGGATTATGTTAGAGCGCAACAGTTATCTTTAGGTATTTCAGACGGCAAGATTAGACCAGCATTAGGAAACCTTGCCAGAGCAACGGGAGATGTAACAAAGGCTCAAGATTTAACTAACTTGGCAATGGACATTAGTGCATCTACCGGGCGTGATCTTGAACAAGTATCTTTGACACTTGGTAAAGCTTACGGTGGCAACTTTGGTGCATTACAAAAACTCGGTATCCCTTTAGATGACAACATCAAAAAATCAGGAGATTTCAATGTTGTGCAAGCGGAATTAGTCCGTTTGTTTGGTGGTGCTGCTCAAGCAAATACCGAAACTTATGCAGGCAAATTGGCTATTTTGCAAGAGCGATTTAGTGACATTCAAGAGGGCCTTGGCGCAAAGTTATTGCCTAAATTAACAAATCTTTTAGACATTGTTATCAAAGTATCAAAAGCCTTTAGCGGCGAGGATCCTGATGGCCTGACTAATCGCGCCCGAGAACTAGCTGGCGAAGTTAATGATGGTGGCGAATACAGTTTGGGCCGTAGCCTTGTCGCTTTGGCTGATGCTTTCAAGATGATGTTTGATGCTTTGGTTAGTAAGAATGCAGCTGATGGACTTACTACCTTAGAGAAAACCGCTAATGCAATTAACAACATCTCTACTGCCATTGAGAAATTGTCCACCATGTATACCAAGATCAAACCTTTATTAAAGTTTTTGCCAAGCAATTTGATTGTGCAAGCTCTTGGCAAGTTACTTACAGAGGAAGCCAGAGCAGCTGGAGGCCCTGTGATGGCTGGTAAGGCTTACCGCGTTGGCGAGTTTGGCCCTGAAACTTTTGTGCCAAGTGGCTCTGGATCTATCCGCCCAGACACAGGCGGTAGCGGTGGCGTAACAATCATCATGAACGGTGTCATTGACGGTGAGTCTGCTCGCAGAAGCATTGAACGCTTACTCCAAGATTCATCACGCCGAACAGGTGCGATCAATCTAGTCGGGGCTACATTGTGACAACGTATGATCCGTATCCGACTGTCACTTTTGCAGGGGCTACAACTTACGCCGATAACACGATCTCATCTATCTCGATCCGCATGGGCCGCGATGATGTAACCACACAACCGCAACCGGGCTTTGCATCCATCAGACTTTGGACAGATGCTAGTGAGCCATTGAGTGTGGCCTTGAGTCAATCGGTATCGGTATCCATTGACAAGGGAACATCAGGCACACAAGAAATCTTTGCTGGCATCATTTCAGACATTGACATCAGCCTTGAGCAGTACGGATCAGAAGGCTCAATCGCCATCTACCAGATCACAGCCGTTGGACCGCTTTCGCAGCTGAACCGTCACTTGGTAGGTGGCTCAAACTATGCCAAAGAGTATGACGGCACAAGAATCCTAAACATCCTTAGTGAAGCATTCCTGCAATCATGGGCTGATTTAAGCTCGACAATCACATGGAACGATCTACCAAACGAAACCACTTGGGCGAGTTACGATGCTACCAATGTGGCCTTAGTTAATAACTTAACTGCCAATGTGGATGTGCCGGGTGTTTATGAATTGATGGCCTACTCCGATGGCGAAGCCGATGGCTACACGTTAGCGACCAATGCGGCCAACTCGGGGCGCGGTGTGCTTTGGGAAGGTGGCGATGGCGATCTGCACTATGACGATTACGCCAGCCGATCCACTGCGATCCCACTAACTCTTACAGCTGATGACATTTTGGCAGGTGGACTACGCACCGCCGCACAATGGGGTGAAATTGTAAATGATGTGAACGTGACATACCGAGCAGGTACTGAAAACGCCAGAGATGAAAATTCAATTATCCAATATGGACAGTTGTCAGGATCGCGCACGACTCAACTACATGATGCGTCAGCTGCCTTGTCACAGGCTCAAGATTTCCTAGAATCCCGGGCATACCCAAGAATTTACCCAGAGCAGATCACAATCCCTTTACACTCACCAACCGTCAGCGATGCCACTAGGGATGCCCTAGCAGCCGTCTACAACGGTTTAAGAGTGGATACCTCGGCATTACCAGCCGTCTTTGGAACTACCTTTGACGGCTTTGTTGAGGGCTACACATGGAACTTGACCCGATACACCGCTGACTTGGCCCTAACCTGCTCGGCATACTCTGAAACTTATTTGAGTATTATCTGGGATCAAATACCACCAACTACAACGTGGGCAGGTTATACTCCAAGTACCACAGAATGGGATGATTTATAATGGCTACAACTACCAATTACGGGTGGACTACCCCGGACAATACGGCTTACGTCAAAGATGGCGCATTGGCTATGCGTACTCTTGGCAGCGCGATTGATACAACTTTGGGCGGATTTCTAAACGTAAAGCAAATTGTAACTGGTTTTACAACTACCGCCGCTGGTTCATCATCATCAACCTTTGCAGATACTGGGCTAACGGCTACGATTACGCCAACGTCCGCATCAAGCAAAATCTTGGTTTTTGTTTCTCAAAATGGTTGTAAAAAAATTAATAACACAAGTATGAATCTGCGCGTAGTGCGTGGTGCAACAACTATTAGCAACTTTGGAATTCAAGTTGGCTACACCAATACGGCTTTGGAAATAGTTAATGGTGGAGTTTCTACCATGATCTATGACTCACCAGCAACAACAGCCGCAACAACTTACAAAACACAATTTAGCAGCCAAGCAAACATTGGCTTTGTTGATGCTCAATTTGCCAGCGCATCATCAACAATCGTACTCCTAGAAATAGAGGCATAATGACACACGATGAAGTAATGAAAACTTTAATTGATGCTGGATTCAATTCTGGATGGGTTGTGCGCGATGGCAAAATTGTTTTATGGGAAAACTCCGAAGCAGTCCCAAGCAAATTGTCTGACTGCGTTGAATTAGAAATCGTTACAACTGATAAACCAAAATCAACGAAAGCAAAGACAACGGCATAATGACATTCCTAGTTTGGTTTGCTCATAGTCCCATTGCATCATTTGTTAAGGTATTTGGTGCTGGTGTGCTTGGCTGGTTGCTTGTAAATGCTGACACACTTGGCATACATCCAGCATTAACCATTGGATTAGTTTCGGCATTACCGATCATCATTAACTGGTTAAACCCAGAGTATGACAATTACGGCAGGGCCAACTTAGATGAAACCGATTAAGTCAGGCATTGTTTCATTTCCCTACGGGGCTAAATACAAAACTGGTGGAATTCATAAAGGCATTGACTACCGGGCAAGTATAAACACACCAGTAGTAGCTGCAGTGTCGGGTGTAGTCGTACATGCTGGCAAGCACATTTACAAAAAAGGCTGGGGATACGCCTTTGGTATTCACGTCATAGTTGATAATGATGCCTTTGAGGACGGCACAGCAGGCCTGTGGGCAGGTTATTGCCACCTCAATGGAGTAACTGTGTCAGTTGGCCAGAGAGTGCGTCAGGGCCAATTAGTGGGCGTATCAGGCAACACAGGGCGATCTACTGGCCCACATCTACACTTCCAGATCCTTGCTAGTCGTACTTGGAATCCAATCAAGTTTCGCAACCCTGATAAATGGATAAAAGCATGAGCCAATACATAAGCCGTAAGTCAGACGCATCATCTAGAATCCCTATACAATCCTTGCAGGGTGATGTGTGGAGTACCTTAGAAGTAGATGGCCTGTATTCGGTTATTCCCAATGCAGACTCATCCACCGGGGCTTTCTTTGCTGCCTACCTAAACATCAAAACACCTAAAATTGGTGGCGCATCACAGCTGACAATCAAGTGGGTCAGAGATCCTAAAGGCATAAATGATGCAACTGGATACCAAACAATCAACCTTAATAAAGGCGGCACTACCTTTGTAAAGGATGTCTGGATTTTCCAATCAAAGAAAGGCCAACCAGTGGCATTGATGATGAAGCCAAATGGCAAAGCCACTATTACTACAAGGGAAATTAAGTTGGCCATCTCATGAATGGGTTAATCAATGCCGGGCAACTTGCGGCAGCTCTTATTGCGATCCTTACCCTTGTTGGAATGCTGGTCAAATGGGGCATAGTTAAGCCAATTAAGGCCTACATTGACACAATGACCTATGCCATCCAGCCTTATGCCAATGGCGGAAAATCCTTGCCAGACTTGATAAATAAAGTAGATGCACTACATCTAGTGGTACAAAACCACATAGACACAAGGCATGACACGCCTGTTTTCTCAAAGTGCTTGTGCGAGTCCTGCCTAACGTGCTAAAACTATTCATGTAAGCGCCAAGGCTTACAACTAAGAATAGGAAATCAGGGCATGACAATAGCAATCCTTTTTTATTGTGCAGTTTTATTTGGCTTAGGTGTCTTTACTGGCATCTACATTGAAGCACAACACCGCATTAAACTTCGAGCTAAATTTCGTGCGATGCATGGGCCAACCATTGAGGAATCAATGTGGCAAGACGGATGGAGAATCTAATGGCATTTGACATTTCTAATTACACAACCGTTGCCGAAAAGGTCGCAGAGTTTTACACCAAGTATCCAGAGGGATCAATCCAGTTTGAATTTATGGGTGTGATGCCGGGTGATCCTGAAAAGATTTGGGGCATTGCCAGAGCATACAGAACACCTGATGATCTGTTGCCGGGAGTTGGAACTGCCAGTGAATTTATTAAGGGCAAGAGTCCTTACACCGCTGGATCAGAGATTCAGAACTTGGAAACAAGTTGTTGGGGTCGTGCTTGCAGCTCATTGAATGTAGGTAACTCCAAGGGCCTTAGCTCGAAAGAGGAGATCATAGGCAGCCGAGAGCGCCAAGCACCGGGGCCAGCCAAGCCAAGAGAGGTTAAGGTGGTGCAAGAGCCACCCAGTGACCCAATCGAAGCCGACCCTTGGGCAGATGTACGCGCCTTGGATGAGGGCATAGAGCCTAGTCAAGATGAATCATTAGTGCCTTTATGCCTACATGGCGAGATGAATAGGCGTAGTGGTATCTCTAAAAAGACTGGCAAGCCATACGCTGGCTATTTCTGTGACAATGAGCCGCAATGTGATCCAAAGTTTGATCGCTCATGACTCAAGAACACAGCAAGCACTGTCACTGCGTATGCACTGACCTAGCAGACCTACAAGAAGCAATCGAAACAGCCCGGGCAATACACAATCGCCATGAGCCAAAAAACAACGATTGTTTAGTGTGCGGATCAAAAGATGAGAACTGTGAAAACTGCCGCTACCTAAAAGACTGCATTGTGTGTGCAGAGGAATGGCCTTGTGACACATACATAGCATTGGACTACATGGCATGAGTAGATGGCAGCTTGAATTTCACACAACACTAATGAGTCTGATCAGAATGGTCAGAAACCTTAGAAGCATGGATTGTGACCATTGTGCAGACTTACTGACAGATGTTTACAAATGCTTATCCAAAGAAACACAAGAAATCAGAGATAGGGCTAATCATGATGGACAATAAAGACGCAATGTTTGTATCAATACTAAAGAAACTCTATGGGGCTTATGAAGCGTTGCCCTACTTTAGTGAGTCATGCGAGATCTGCAGTGAAACACTAACTCCACAGGACATTGGTGTTGATCCATACAGAAATACTCGCACATGGATGACCAAATGTTGTGGTGAAGTGCAAACTTATGAGCAGAAATTAGAGCCAAAGCTTTAATAAAGAAACTAGCCAGTAGTTGGAGTGGTTCTTGATCCCTCGTCCGGACTACTGGCTAGTCCTCACATTGTAATCGCAAGACCGACAAAATGTCTAGGTAAGACTCAAACTACTGGCTGCCTTATCAGCTGCTAAACCGCCGTCAGATGGCGTGTCTTGGTATGCCTGATTGAGCATACAAAATGCAGAAATGCGAGCCTGATTACCAGTAATAAAACCGAACTGCCTTATTACATAACAAAATGGTAACGGGCATATGGCGCAGTTGGCTTATTCGTAGTGGATAAGCCCCTTTACAAGCGAAACTTATACAGTGACGGGTGTGGATCGGCTCGCTAAGAGCCATTCCTGCTCACTTGCCAGTTCTAGGTGTGAATCACTCTTAAACTTAATTACATGACATCTAGACAAGATAAATGGGTACAAGTCAGACAAGCTGAATTACTCAAGTATGTGAATGGAGTAGAGATGTTAAGTAAAGACCACACACAATTACAACAGGATTTCAATGATGCCAAACAGATAGCCGGGATGATTGATAGGACATGGAAAGAAAGGCTGGATCAACTTATGGACGTAATTATTGATACACATCCATCTGTCAATGTGCATTACCGCAATGGCATGATGGCGGCTTACAACATAATGCAAGGCATAGAGGATTAGAGATGCTTGACGTTAATTCCCCAAAGGGTCAAGAGTCACTGGAACATGAGCTAAGAGCAGTCCAGTTATGGTCACATCATTACCCGGATTACACCTACATACACACACCAAAGAATGGGCCAGCCTTAGTTGATGCAGTCATTGGTGACAACGATTGCAATGTAGTGGCAGTAGTAGAGCAGAAGTCCCGGAACATGAGCCTTAAGCAGCTGCAGGAATGGGACATGGAATGGCTAATAACCTACGACAAGATTGAAGCCGGGCGATACGTTGCCAACTCATTAGGTGTTCCATTCATAGGATTCCTATACTTAATCCCAGATGATTTGTTAATTACTAAACAATTATCCAATGCCAATGGCGAATGGACTTGTGACTTTAGAACAGCATTAACTGAAACACAAGAGACAATCAATGGTGGCAAAATAGTCAGAGAGAATGCCTACATTGATCTCACAGGGGCAAAACACATAAGGCAGACCTAATGACAATACTTGCAGGGCTAACACACAATGGGAAAGTCTATTTGGGTGCTGATAGAGCAATGTCAGATAGTAACTTCATTAGCCCATTAGCCAAGCCTAAGATTCGCAAGGTAGGCCCGTATCTAATTGGATACAGTGGGTCATTGGGTACAGGGCAACTTACAACCTTTGCTACCTATCCAGACATAAACACACACAACCTTGAGCAGTGGATGCGTATGTCATTCTGTGGGGCATTACAACGTGCAGCTGATGAATACAAGATTGACATCAGTACGGATGACAATGGGGCTGACTTACTGGTAGGGGTACATGGCAGACTATTTGAGATCAGCACTATTGATTGGTCAGTTGGGGAATACAACATGATTGCTACTGGGTCAGGCTTTCCATTTGCAATGGGATCATTACATGCAACACGTCACACTGATGATCCATTGTGGCGCATCAGAGAAGCTGTAGGGGCTGCTATCAAATACAGCCCATCATGTGTAGGGCCTATAGATGTATTGGTCGCATGAGTAAGGCACACTCCCGAGGTACAGATACACAGTGGCGTAACCTACGCAAGGCATGCTTCCAAGTGTGGGGTAAGACCTGCATGTATTGTGGTGACCGGGCTACCGAGGTGGATCACATCATTGAAGTGGCCAGAGGTGGGACTAACACCATTGATAACCTGCAACCATTGTGCAAGCCCTGTCACATGGCCAAGACAGTTGCGTTTAACACAGTGCGTCCTAGCGGCTCACAGAAGCCTGTAGGCGTTTTTTCTGGGCGTGTGCCACCCACAGACTCCCTTGCAGGAATCTCTCCCCTAATGACCAGATTTGATCCACCAACAACCGAAAGGCCTAAGTCATGACCCCAAAGAAACCGATAGTGGCAGAGGTCAAACCAATGACTATCTACCTATACTTGGAATCGGCTTTGGCAGCATCAAATTGGATTGCCAAAACTGATGCAGCTGCCGTCCATCTCGCCCGGCGCATGGCCACAGCGTTAGATACGGCTTTTGACATGGGCGCTGATCTTAAAGACATAACGGCCCTATCTGGTAAGTTTCTAACAGTGTTGCAACAACTCCACTTAACCGTAGAAACTCGTACTGCCAGTAAACAAGAGGAAAATGATGGAACAGCCTATGTCGGAGATTTCCTACGGCTTGTCAAAACCAAGAATCCAAAGCCCGCCACTAAAGTTGCCAACCGCAGGCCCGCTAGTAAGCCAGCTAGCGGATGAGTTAGGTGTTCCATTACTGCCTTGGCAATCACACGTTTTAGATGATGCCCTAAAGGTAAATCCAGATGGCACATGGGCAAGATCCCAAGTGGGTGTTTTGGTAGCTAGGCAAAATGGAAAAACGCACATGATGCGGATGAGGATGCTGGCTGGCCTATTTATCTTTGGAGAGAAAAGCATCATTGCCATGTCACAGACAAGGCAACTATCACTAGATACTTTCAAGCAAACCGTAGACATGGCCGAAAGCCTTGACTGGATGCGTAAGCGGATCAAGCGTGTGTCCCGGACTAACGGCCAAGAGGAGATAGAGGTTTACTGCCACCACTACCCAAAGTCATGTAGCACTAAATGCGAGAGATTGAGAAAGTACGCAATTAGAGCTGCAACCAGCGAGGGCCCGCGTGGCTCAACCGCTGACTTGCTTTATGTAGATGAACTCCGAGAAATTGACGAAGCCACTTGGGCAGCTGTAACTCCGATTACCCGAGCAAGGCCAAATGCTCAAGTCTTTTGGACTTCAAATGCTGGCGACCTAAATAGCAATGTCCTTAATGAACAAAGGCGTAGAGCCTTAACTTTTGAGTCCAGCCGAATGGGTTATTACGAATACAGCGCACCGCCCGGATCAGATGTAAATGATGAAAAGGCTTGGGCAATGGCTAACCCTGCAATGGGCCACACAATTACAAAAGAAAACATCAAGGATGCGTCAATCTTTGATACAAAAGACGCTTTCAAAACTGAAACACTTTGCATGTGGGTAGATGCTATTGATTCACCTTGGCCAATGGACATGTGGAATGCAGGCGAAAGGGAAATAGGGCTAGAGGATGAATTACCTACATGGATGGCTATTGACCTTAATT